AAGAGAACTTGGTAAAGAGACTGATACTCCTTATGCTCAACTGCGTGATGCTCACAATGCAGCGATGGTCAATGCAAACAAATTAAACGAGTTCGCACATGAGTATGGGGCGTTCAGTGCTGAGCGGCCCGACACTACGCGAGAACAAGTGTACGAACGAATGATGGCCTACCCGGATATTCAACCGTATGTTCAATTCGCTCAAAATCAAATGACACCCAACCTCGCTGGTGGTTTCGGTCGCACTGGTATAGACCCAGCCCACTTACACACGGGCGACCCGAGCATTCACAATACCGCAACGCCTTTATGATGCGGCATCATCGCAAAGCGTGATGGACCCGTTCTCTCAAGCGTTTAACCTGCTGAAAGCAGACCACCTCATCAATACCTACGGTGAGGATTTTGTGCTTGACATACTCGCAAAAGCCATGCCCGGAGACCCGCAAATTGAGGCTTTGCGACAATTTGTTTTGATGAACGACGATACTGAAGACCCTGAACTTCGTGCTGAAGTTGAGGCTGCTTACAAGTACCTTACCGACATCTCATCGGGCCGAGAAGCCCAAATGCCTCACATCCGAGGCTACCAAGCGGGTGGGCGAGGTATGACGACACCAACACCTGCATCCAGCGGCCCTACCCCAGCCTCTTACCCTCGTGCTGAGGAAAAAGAGATGCAAACAAAGAGCCTTGAAAGCGAACTCGCCAACCCCCGCATGAAAACCACCGGCAAACCAATGAATGTGAGAGGCGACGCTGAGGAAAAATTCCACACGATGCAGCGTGCTAACCGAGACAAGCGAGCAGATGAAATCGCTGAGCAGAATTTGACGCCCGCCATGATGATGGACCAAGGAGGTAGGTCGGGTGGCGATAAAAGCCCCATGGCCTCCGTTAGTTCGCCGTTGAGAGGTGCTCGTGGAGGTACGGTCCCAGTCCGACCACCGAAGGGACGCGACAGTCGTACATCAATGCGTGGTAGTGCATCACCTCGCAATCCAATGGACCCACCCCGCCTCGGCTCCGGTATGCCCGACCCCGAGCGACCAAAGCCGTTTGAGTACGATGATGTCAAACTCGCAGGTACCGCGATTTCAAGAGCCCTCGCCCACCTCGGTTTTTGAGGTGAGTAAATGAGCGAGCCAATCAACCTCGCTTGGCGTTTTCTCAAACAGGATGAAAACCGTCGCTTATCACCCCAGCCAAAATACGACTACAGCGAACCTGTCTCATTAGCGATGAATGAACAAATCAAAGGCCCTTGTCAAATGTGCGGTCAAACTGAAGGACCTTACTACGATGTCGGGTATCGCAATCCATTTCGTCCTCAACAAGATGCTATTTATACGCTGTGTGAAGCATGCTTGGATAAATTCTCAAACAGCCTTGACACCTACGCTCCTTATGCTAAAGACATTGTACTGAGAGCGAAGCGCAACATGAGTCCCGCTGCTCGTCGCCACAAGTTGGAGTACGATACTGAATATGAATCCAGTCCTGAACGAGTTAAGTACCGAGAAGAACTCAATCGTGAGCGACAGCGCCGAGGCATTTACGGTAAGAAAAATCACATGGATGTTAGTCATACTGAAGGCGGTAAGTTGACGCTTGAAAGCGAGCATGATAACCGAGCACGGCACTTCAAGGAGCGAGGTACGCTGCGAGAGGTGGCGAAGTCAACGAGAGAAGACTTGGAATTACTTCGCAACTTACTGCAAGGCCCTATGGACGAACAGGATAAGAAAATCGGTAGCGCTGTCGTTGGTATGCTTAACGAGCGAGAGCAGATGGAGGGAAGCGACATCCACGAGTCTCCAAAACACCACGACTTTTTCGGCGGCGTACACTTGTAAAGTGTAAAGGTTGTATTGTGTATTGTTTTTATTTTTACTATCTTGAATAAAAGTAAAGACAATACTACCTACTACCTTAACAACCTTTGATTTTTGTAGCCGCCACCTTTAAGTTGACCTCAGCAGTGGCACAATCGGTGAAAGCATGGAAGACCAACACGATGCTGAAATTCATTTGATGGGGCTTATTCTTGCGCAAAGCGCTTTAGTGGGCGTTGCTGTAGGTATTTTTGACGCTGAAGTGTGGCTCAAAAACGATACGCACTGGCTTAACGGATTTACCTACGCCATGGGCGCATTTTTCGTACAAGGTATGGCTTATTACTTCTTCAAAATGTTCTTTGAACGCACCATGCGTGAGCGAGCCCGCCTTTCGCAAATGGACAGGCAAAGAGTTCACAAGTCCCGTATGATGCAGCAAAATTTTGATTCTCGCCGTGCTGAAATGGAACTTCGCATGCAAGAAGCGCAACTTGAGCGTGAGTTGCGTTGGATGGAAGCGAACCCCGGTCAAATGCCCCCTTCTTGGGGCGTCCAAGGCGGCTCTCAATCCATGGTTGGTTTTTACGACCAGCAAGGTGGTGGAGCGGCATCCTTTGACGGTTCACGCATTCCCTCTCATCAAGCACAACCAAAACAACCCCTATCACTCGGCGTTGAAGAGGAGGCCCCGTTGAAGAAAGACGGTACCCCCGATAAACGCTACAAAAAGGGTGAGTGAGGTGCATGGGTCGCATTTTCAAGACGCCTTCGGACAATGCGACTGAGGAAACACTGCGTGCTATTCACATCGCAAATACGGTTGACACGACCTATGAGCGAGCGTGGGGCTGGGTAAAAACAGTCCTTGCCTCCTTACTCACCATGCTGATTGTGAGTGGGTTTGAATTTTACAACCCGGACATCAGTATTTACGAAAGTTCAGTGGACTGGTTCGTAGAGAAGGTTCATGAGTTCCTTCAATGGTTAAAGTGGTGGTAAGTTGGTTGAACCAGCGGGCACTGCGTTAGTAGGCGCAGCCGTTTGGGGTCAACACATTTTCAATTCGTGGCGACCAAGGCGTGTTGGTATTTACGGAGCGCCTATGGTTGGGAAGACTACGCTTGACCGCTACATGACAACACCGGGTGAAATGGAAGCGATTCCCGAAGAAGAGCGAACTACTCATGCCCGTTTGCTTGGTGTGGTCGGCCCTTACAAAATGCCTAAACCGACTCGTAAGCGTATCAGTTGGAACGGTGAAAAACGAGTGGTCTATTCAAGCGACATTGGTGGTCAAGAGCGATTTTGGAATTTGTGGGTTGAAGACATGGTAACTCGTAGAGTAGAAGCGGTTGTGTACATGTTTGACGAAAGAGCGTTCAAAGGAGGGGATGAGGGACTACAGCAGATTGCTGGTTTCCGATACCTCGTTGACAGACTCATCAATCGCGATTATCGTTATCGTTCATTGATGTCTCGCATTCGTGGTCGTAGGTACCATCCTCGTGTGATAATGCTCGTTGCGAACAAGGCAGACCGCTTCTTTGACGAGAGTGCTTCCAAGTTGTGGCACGATGGTCGGATAGGTGAGCATAAGGTGTTTGACCCGTTTCGTGACGACCTTATCCGTCTGCAAAAAGCAGGCATACCGACCAAACGCTCATTCATGGCAACGCGCATCGGTTGGAATGTTGAAAAGACCATGCTGGACCTTTTGACCTCTTAAGCCACCTCAGCAGAACCCTTTTACATGCTTCTTCCCTGCGTGAGTGCATGGGGAGAAAGGCTACGGTCACCACGCTGCAATCAGCGGGTAAGCAAAACGGTAGTTTGCGGACCACTCTCCCAAAGTGGATTGTTGACCACTTCGGTTTGAGCGCTGGTAGTAGCATCAACTGGTCGTTCATGGTTCAAAACGGCGAAGTAGCCGTAGTTATGACCCCAATTGAAGGTGAGGAGCATGTATCGGCCAGTTAATTCCCAAGCCTTGTATCAATCAAATGATGCTCACCTTGCTATGTTGGCTGCACAAGGAAACGAGCAACTGACACAGGCTGCTCTTAGTGAAATGGTTGCCGCTCAACAAGCGATGCAACAAGCAGGCGAAAGTCAAAACCTTGAGGTTCCTAAAGTCAACTTTTTTCCAAGCAATCACCACGACCCACGCAAAGCACGCAAGCGAGACATCAAGCAGGCTTACCGACTTCTCAAACCCGCTAAGCGCTCACGACTAAGCCCACTGCGTTGGGCTGGAAACAAGTATCGCTACAACAAAGACACTGGTACTTGTGTTGTTGATGGTTGTGATTGTGCTGCTTTGATTAAACACGATAACCTCTACATGCGTATTTGTGATGAAGACACGGGGCGTAGCCTATGGGAGATGTACTGGCAAAATCCTGTGACTGGTCAGCCCGAGGCTTTCATCGCTCAAGATGGTGTGACCAGCGGGCGTAAAATGAGAGGTACTTACTGCCCTGAACATCTCCATTTGTTTCACTTACTCAAAAAATGGGAGACTGAGGAGGACAAACACCGTGAGATGAACCCAAATCGTCTCAAAGAGAAGGTGAAGCGAGGTGTTTCAATTGTCACTGTACCAGTCTCTTCGGTGAGAAAGAAAGACCCACAACCAGCCATGCTGCAAAAGTACGAACCGTTCTTTGCTGAGTTGGAAAGAGACGCCGGTAAGACCAAAGGAATTAGCATACTGAATTACAAAAATCCAGCCACTGGTGTGAATGATGTCACGATGGTTGTTTTTGATTTGCGGATTTTTCAACAGGAGTTGACAGCCCTTAATACCCCTACTCCTGACTTTCAAACGCTGCTGCAACAAGAACAGCAGAACCTTGATGTTGAAGGACAACTTGGGCAGGTGTGAGTCGTATGTTCAATTTTGGTCAACCTCAACAACCTGCCGGTTTGAATTTATCAGTTACTGGTGCTCCTACCGGTCAAGCAGTACAAGGTTTGGGTCTCGGCGCTCAACCTCAACAGCCCGCTGGTTTCATGGGAGGTTTGGCCGGAGGGATGGGTATGCAACAGCAGTACGGCCAAGCGCAGCAATTTGCCCAACAACCTATGCTACCACCAAGTGAAATGGAATTGATGAATGCTTTGCTCCAATCACAAAATCCAATTCATCGTTTTATCGCATCAGGTGGACTTGCATCCCTCATTGACCTCATCGCTACTACAACCAGTCTCACACTGATGAATGTCCTCAAAAACGCCACCTTTGCTATTGACGATGATGAAGGCGGTATGAAATTGGACATTGGTGCTCTACCCGACAATCTCAAAACGCTCAGTGCTGAAAATGTTAGCGTGTTGTTAAACCAAATCGTAAGTAGCAGCCAACAAACACTTCAACAGGCTGACATGCAACGACAACAAATTCTCGCCATGGCTCAACAATCCATGATGGGCGGCGCTCTTCAAGCGGCATTGGCAGATGAAGGGACAATGGAAAAAATCGGAGGCGGAATAGGTAGCGTGGCTCGCTCCTTCATGGGTCTGCCAAAACAATGAGGTGAAAAGATGCAAGGGTCGTTTACAGAAGGTACTTATCAAGGTTTGAGTGATAGCAGTCTGAGTGTTTTTGCACCTACTCGTTCAGTCATTACCGACATGATAATGGTTCAGTTGTTAAGCATCATTTTAGCACTCGTGCTATTGATGATTTTCAAGGGTAATCAGTTGGACACAAACGATATTTCACTCTTCTTGGTTGGTATCTTCGGCTCCAGTATTTTGCTTGGTAGCATTTACTCCCGACTCACAAGTTGACCACTTACCCTTTGGACAATCACTTGAAGGTGCCATCGCTTTGAGTGGCATGAAGCACCCACACATTCTACACATGTGGAGTTTCTTGATGAAAAGCACGCAGTCTCGGCAAGTATTGAGACGATTCATGTAGGTTCCTTTAGTCACGCGATTGCCCGTAATAATGTCTTTTGAAGCGACAACGATTTGAGGTGGTTTCACTCTCTCCCACCGTCGGAACATGATTTCACCACCAGCCTCATCAAGAAAAGGATTATGTTCAATGCCGCTTTAGAAGCGCACATGGGAGGAGCGGAGCGTGTTTCTAAACGGTCCTGCGCCTTCTGTCAACATCCCAGTCGTGACGAGTTGGAACAGGGCTTGTTGTTAGGTGAAATTTCATCCACTCAGTTGGATAAAGACATGGGTTGGAGGCACAATACCAGCGACCGGCATTTCCGTAACCACATGGGTCAATTCCACATGGCTTCTAATCCGCAGTGCAAGGTTTGTTCACATCCACAACGGGCTGAATTTGAACAACGATACTTCGCTGACGGTAGCGAATCCGAACTCATCGCTGTTGAATTGGGTATCGCTGAGTCATCGGTGTATCACCACATGAAACATCATTTCCAACCGTTAGTACAAAAAGCCGCAGTTGCTGAAGTCAGCATGGTCGTGGGAAGGGAATTGGATGTACTCAAGTCAAATGTTGAACTCCTCAATCATAAGTTGTCCGAATTGCTCAATGAGGGCAGTGTACACGAAGATGGGTTCGTGCGAGATGCAGTGTCCTTGCACAAAGAAGTGAGAGAGTCAATTAAGGACATCAGGAAAATGCAAGACGACTGGGGGCCTACGAGTGAAAACGGTGAAATCCATAATACCATCAACATTCTCAAAGTTGAACTCGGTAAGGAGAGTCCTGATTCTTGGGCTCGTATTCGTGAGAAACTGATAGGGCATGTAGAGGAGGGCTTCGTATGATGGCTGTTCCCGTACCCGATTTGCTTCAAGTCACTCATCCCGCTTATTCGTTAATGACGCAAAAAGAAGTTACTACGGAGGTTATTCCTTCGTTACTTGATTTTGCCGAGCGAGTTGTTGAACGATTTGAGTTCTACGGTAATCTTGCCGTAGCCCCTCAAGACCTCATGATTATGCTAAAGAACGGGTTTGAAAAGTTGTGTAAGAGCGACGACCCACAGGAGGTTTTACCCATTCGTGATTTCCTCCCCCGTTTGTTAGAAGAGTTTGAAATGACCATGGGCAGTATGTCTCGCGCATTCCCTTCAAACCCACGAGTGAGTAAATTCTACACATCATTATCTGATATGCTCTATGTTGCTTACGACGAATTAAGCGGGGGGCCACTCTATGACTGAGGGTATGATGGGTCGCGGTTCGGACACCCGAATGTACGCTCCTCGTTCGGAGTCCTCGCACATGTTCCGTGCAAATTACGAGGATGAGCGTACACCCACAGGGCATGATGACCCTTCTGATAAAGAAAAACGCATGGATAAGCGTCAAGCCAAAAAAGAGCGTGAAGAGGAAAAAGAGCGCTCATTACGCCATATCAAAGTAAGGGCGCATCACATGGGTCTTAACAAACCCGAAGAGGATGATGGCGACGAGGGAGACAAGAAATTCAAACCGCGTGATTCGCCAAGTGAACCTACCATACCCTCGGGGGCCGGTGGTTTCCTCACCAGCCTTGGTGCTCAAGCCAAAGGCCCCGGCGCTGCTGGAGGTGAAATGATTCAAATGTCCGAGCCGATGGAGCATGCTTGGAGTTCGTTGCTTAAGCAATCCCGAGCGCAAAAGAAGCGTCGCAAGAAGGAACAGTACGCCAAGTGGCGTCCATCTACCGGTCAGTTCAAGCGCCCTCGTGGCGGCTACAGCGGTCGTAGTGGTACCTCCGCCCGAGCAAAAAACCTATCTCGTCACCTCCCCATGGGTAAGAAGACGGGGCTGATGCGACCACACTTGGCTGTTGAGATGTCTCACCGTGGTATTGCCAGCAAGCAGCCAATGTCCAAAGACCCACAAGCCTATGGCGCTTATCGTGGCTATCAAGAAGCGCAGAAAATTCAAGGTGGTGTGCCCAGCAGACTATCACGCCGTGCTCCGTTCGGTCAACTCAACGCACCCAGTGGTCGTGTGTTTGGTATTCGTGCGCCCAAACCTCGTTTGAAACCTCACCGAGCACCACCGATTCAACCGCCCCGAATGCGTACACCTCACCTCAACCGACCAAAAATGCCCGGTATGGTGACGATGAGTGAGGACGAAGTGCAAGGCAGCGACCTGCTTAAGCGGGACATGAACCATTACTTGCTGGCTGAACTACGCACATCGCTCAAAGAACTCCAAGACCTGATGCGTCGCAAGAAGGACAAGGACCGCAAGAGCAAGGGTATGGGCACACCCGACACGGCTGGTGGTGCTTCTACGCTACCCAACTATCCCGGCAACAATCCAAAGCAGACAACAAACCCAACAGGGGCCACTGAAAGTCAAGAAGATGCTCGTCAATACGGACTTGACCCACGAGCACTTGCTGGTAGAGGGAGTGGACGAGCATGAGTATTCTTGTCCGCAAAAGCGGTTTTCTGTTATTGAAAGGACACGGGGTTTATGCTTATTACGGCGGTCAAGCCCATTTGTTAACAGCGCCTCCACCCGAGGCCATCAACCCCGACAGTGAGATGGAGGATGTTCCAGCGTTCGCTCACTACGGTAATTTCAATCAACATCCAACAGTCGGCCATCTTACAGTAGGAAATCTGATTCCGGGTAAAATTTTACGACGAGGTGGTAAGTACGGGGAGACGGTTTACCGTGATGAGGGTGGTAGAGACCATCACCATGGGATTGATGGTGTTCTTCATCACATAGGGAAGAGATTGGAAGAAATGGGGGCACTTGGTCTTCGCCATCCTCGTTTGGGTGAACTCACACCGGAGGCTCTCGTTCAACGAGCGATTAACGAATACAACCGCACGCACAATGACAAAACAGGTGCGCACAAATTACCCGATGTTAACAGCATAGAGTGGCGTAAATTACACGCTACTCCTTGGAGTAAAAAAGATGCAGACAGCCCTATTCGTTCTGTGGATGGTATTTTACCTACGCTAAACACAAACATGCGTCCCCATCCACGACTTGGTACTTTCATTGAATCCTATTCAATTCCATTTTGGAAAGAGTTGAACGAAATTCTTGTGAATCAACTCAACATGAAAGAATCTCAAAATTTGGAGTGGTTAACGCAACCTCATATTTCAATTGATGACTTACACCCAACTGGTCGCCGCCTTAAGGGGCGTGGCGATGGTATGGTTGGCCCCGATGGGCGACTTCCTAAAGCCCACTTGCGAGACACACCCGAAGGCATCAGCCATGACCAGTTGCTCGGGCCTATTCATTCGTGGGAAGTGCTGCATCACACTCCTGACATGTTTCACTACAAGTTGAGTCGCCAGCAGTCAACTCCGTTTAACACCAAGAAAAGCGCAGTAGGGCACATCAAACTCGCTCTTCAACGCTTAGAGCAACAGGGTTTACCTGTTCCTGACACACCTGTACCTATCAATGTAGAGGCTACGAGCGGTGGAACGAATTATCAGATGGTCCCACTTAGCACAGCAGTTCGCTCCGACGCTATGCTTGGTAATTTGATAGAAGAGTTGAGCACGACCCAATCGTTGAACTTCTTGTTTGGTAGAATCATGTCTCGGGGTAAGCAAAAGGAAGGCCCCGGTGCAAGGATGATGGCTCATTTACTTGAGCAGTATGGTGGAGACCCTGATGACCCTGAGAATAAAGGTCGCACCTTTAGCACGCTGGACACGCATGTCACCGGTGCTGCTCACATACCTATTGACCGGCAGTACTTTTCGGGTGAAAAGTCACCACGCCACCCTACGAAGGATGGTAGCACACATCACACGGCTGCTAAACTTTATGCCAAGGCTCACCTTGCTGAGTACGCAGACGCTGATAGCCTACGAGATTATCACCCGGAGGACTTCAAAGTAGCAGAAGATTTGGGTATTGACCGTGAAAGCATAAAAGGTGTTGACCAACGAAGAGCAGGCGCACAAGCAATCGCTGACATGCTCGCTACAGCGTTTGGCGGAACCGTTCAAAAACCACTGATTGAAGAAGAAGCATTACCTTCAAACCCTCTTAGCACTGGAATGCTTTTGGGTTATCCCGAAGAGGGATTGGCTCTACCTGAATACCTATCACACATCTCCGCTGTTGCTCTCCCTCCACCAAAGAGGCAAACGGCTGAGCCTCCTTTGAGAGAGATACCCGCTGCTTCGCCCGCTGATGTCGCCCCAGCGGGACGAGAGGTTCTTCATTCGCCTCCTCCAGCAGCCGCTGTTCCAGCAGCACCTCGGGCGGCACCTGCTCCACGAGTGGCTGTTCGCCAACCATTCCTTCCCGGCATTGGTACGGCGATGATGCAGCCTCAAACGCCGGAAGTTGTACAAATGCGCCAAGGCGTAGGCAACCTCCCGCCCGAACAGTTGCGTCAGTTTATTGGCGCTACAACTTATGGTCCGCGACCGGGCGAAGGCCCCGAGTTGACCGAAGCCGAACAGCGATTTCAACAAACTTTTGGCGACCCACGCCAGCGTCTTCTTACACAGTACATGAAGAGTCAAAGTGATGCACTACCCGAGGCTGACCGTTTGATGAAAGCCATGGAGGACATGCAACGAGACGCTGCGAAAACTGACTCAAGCATCATGAAGCATGCCCTGACTCGTCCTGTGAACATCGCTGATGAAATGGGTGTTCGCCACCTTGCTAAGCAACTCAACCTCACACCTCTTGATGTACGCTCTATCGCTCAGCAGTTGGGCGACTGGGAACGCATCGCCAAGCGCCTCAATGTAAAAAGCGACATTGTAAAGGTCATTAAAGTCAGCATCGGGGGTGTTTGATTGAAACCAGTCGGTGTGATTCGTAAGAACATGGGACCGCTTTCACTTCAAGTTCCCTTGGGTGAGTCGGGTTTCTATTTCAGTCCATTAAGTGGAATGGGAACCGCTGAACCTACTGCTAATCCCAATGTGCGTTCAGCAAGAGACTTTAGCACTGCTTCAATTAGCGCTGAAAATGCAAGAGAAAAACTGAGGCAAATGGCTGCGGACAGGCAGGCAGCGTTCAATAGAGACCCTGATTCAAGTTTTGGCGGCGATGCCGCTGAAATAGCAAGACAGCAAGAGGAAAGAGCGCTACAGCGTGTTCTTGAGGCTGGTGAGGCTCAAAATCAGCAAGAGCGTTACATATCGGAGTCGCTTGATAGACAAGGAATGCGTGGACCCGTTGGTGTGATGGGGCCCATAACAGGAGAGGCTGATAGGGCGGCTGCTCTTGCTGAAAGAGCGGGTAGATTTGGGATGGCTGGTAGGCTTGCTGGCACTGGAGTTGCTGGTGCTTTGGGAGGTCTTACTGGTTTGATAGCGCTACAAAACGCTGGTGCTCAAGGTCAAGACGCCATCAGTGGACTCGGCTCGGCTGGATTGAGAGGAATGGGTACTTTCAGCACTGCTAACCCCGCACTTGAAAGAGCAGGTGGCTACATAGGCTCACGAATAGGTGACTCCGGTATTGGTATGACAGGAGAGGCGTTTAGAGCAGGCCCAGCGAGTCAAATGGCTGGTAGGGCCAGTGGAGCAAGTCAAATGGCTGGGCGTGGAGGGCGAGTGGGTGTTGTTACCGTTCCCAAATTACATAGAACTCCCGGTGTTGCTGATAGCATAGCGCCTCCAGCGCCTACTCCTCCTACCGTTGCTGAACCTACTTCCACCAATGATGATGGTGGAATGAGTGAAAAGGTTGCTGGTTATGTTGGCGTTGCTACTAAAAATCCCGTTAAAGAAACAGAAAAAGCAACAAACGCTACCGATACCATGGGCATAAATCAATCAATGGTTTCACCGGAGAAGAAGTACGCATCTGATAAAGACATGGAACGATTCATCACCATGGCTGGACCGACTGGTGAAAAGATGCCGAGAGGGACTGGGCGCGATGGCAGTATCACGGCGAGGGACTTGCAGGAAGCGGAGTGATGAAAAATGGACAAAAAATCTGCTGAGATGGCTGAACTGGTCATTGAGATGGATAAGAAAATGTCCGCTCGCTCGTTCAAGTACTTCTTTGAAACCGTGCTTGGCTTTGACTATGCTGACCACCACGGGCTGTGGGACAAGGGTTTGAGCGAGAACCGCTATTACTGCGTCAAAGCATCTCGTGACCACGGCAAATCTGTGTTCTTCATGTCTTACGCCTTGTGGATAGCGGCGTTTAATCCCGGTACACACATCATGATTTTCTCACACTCGTTGGAGCAGACCCTTGAGCACATGCGTTTCATTCGTGGCAACATTGACGCTGCACCTTGTCTCAAGGAGTTGAAGCCCGGTGGCATTCCTTGGCGAAAAACCTACTTTGAGTTCACCAACGGTAGCCGTATTATGGCTAAGTCGGTTGGTGGTGGTACTCGTGGTTTCCACCCGGATGTTGTGTTGTGTGACGACATCCTGTGGGGTACGACTGGCAGTGAGTTGCAGCGAGCAGCCGATTGGTTCTACGGTGTTCTTCTTCCTGTTCTTCACCACACGGGTCGCCTCATGATGGTCGGTACGCCGTTTTCGTACAATGACTTGTACGCTCAACTTGAGCAGACTGAAACATTCCAAGTAGAAACATACCCGGCAATCAACCGTGAGGGCGAAGCGCTGTGGCCTCAGCGCTGGAACCTTGAAGCGCTTGACCAGCGGCGTATGTCCATGCCTGCTATTCAGTTCACTCGTGAGTACCTGTGTGAACCGATTCACGATGTTGCGAGTATGTTTCCAATGGCGCTGCTTGAAAAAGCCCGTGACCACGAACTTAAACTGTTGGACTACGCTGAGTACGAGTACGATGAAGAAGGCGAAAAAGCCGGTGTGTTTGGACAGCACTTCATCGGTTGGGACACAGCAATTGCTTCGGACAAGAACGCTGACTACACAGCCATGACGGTACTGCGTACGCTGCCTGATGAGGATGTGAAGCAAATCGTAGGTATTGTACACGAGCAAGGCATGGGTTCAGCAGCGCAGAAGCGGCAAATCATCATCCTCAACAACCGATTCCAACCCGACCTCATAGAGTTGGAGGGCAACAACTTCCAGCGAATGTTTGCTATGGAACTGAAAGACATCCGCCAAGACATCCCCATCCGTACATTCATGACGACAAAGACCCGTAAGGAGAGTCTGTTTATGTCCCTCTTGATGGCGTTTGAACAGGGTCAAATCAAAACACCCTACGGTGATGAACGCTCCAAGCGCTTTACACACAAGTTAGAGGAAGAACTCACTCGCTTCGGCATGCAAAAGAACGGGCGCTTGGAAAGCGTCGGTGTTCATGACGACTTGGCGATGTCGCTTGCTTTGGCAAACTGGGGAACCAAAGAGTTCCGAGGTAGCGTTGTCATGCTTGACGACTACATGCCGGGCTTTGACGACTGGCTGACAGGGAAACCAAGAAACAAGAATAGGTGGATTGTACCATGAAGGAACAGAAAGTAGGAAAGAAACCACACGGAATGGTGTTGGTCATTTCAGTAGGCAAACCGGGTGGAAAGAAGCCTGAGCGAGAGGCCGACCCGGACACCAAAAAGAAAGCCAGTGAAAAGCAACTGCTTAATGAAGCGGCAACGCTTCGTGAAATGGGTGATAAAAGAACAGCCCGTCGTTTTTCTGATGTTGCTGGTCTTATGTCGCGTGGCCCAGCGCTTCGTGAATCAAGTATTCAACGGCTTGGTACAAAGGCCGCTCAAGCACTTGACCCCGACGAAGAAGGTCAAGATGACTATGCTCGCCTTTTGTTTAATGAAAGTACGCGCGGTGCTGACTATCAAGACATGAAACTCAATCCAAAATTTTACCCTCCCGAAATGCGCCGTGAAGTTATGAAACTCATTTCTCAAATGGCACGGCAAGGCACTCAAGCGGACACCATGGATGAAAAAGCACGCTTGGCTTTGGATGAATTGCGTGAAGAAGACCCCACTCAATTTTTTGCTGACCAAGACTTCGTACAGCGCTCTTATGAAAATTTGGAAGCCTTGGATGCGATGATGAAAGGTGAGCCTGTGAACTTTTGTACTTGTTGTTCACCTACTGACATCGCTTGGGCTGTCGCCAAGGCAAAGAAAAAATCCAAGCCGTTCCACGGCTACAACCCAAAGCGCCATCACAAGAAAGGTGGATTGAATGCAGCGGGTCGTGCTAAGTTCAAGCGTGAGACTGGAGCAAATCTCAAGCCCCCTGTCACCAAAAAACCGAGTAAATTGAAACCCGGTAGTAAGTCCGCTAAGCGTCGGAAATCGTTTTGTGCTCGCATGGGAGGAATGAAAGGTCCGACCAGCAAGAAGGGTAAGTTGACGCCCAAAGGTGCAGCATTGAAGAGGTGGAATTGTTGAATAGTCCGTTTGAAATTTGTTTTGATGAATTGAAAAAGAAGTTGTGTCCCGAAGGGAAAGCAGCAGCGAAAAGAAAATTTAAGGTGTACCCTTCAGCGTACGCCAACGGTTGGGCAGTGCAGTATTGTCGTGGCAAATTCCGTAAGAAAAAAGGAGGTAAGAAAAAATGAAATTGAAACGCGATTCTTGTTGTTGCGGGGGCAGCAAAAAAACACCGTGCGTGTGTATGCTTAAAGGCGTCATGCAGTGTTCAGCAACAGCCCCTAAATGCCCTTGCTATGCTCTACTTGACAAACAAAAAGAGAAGGCGAAAAAGGTAAGTAAAATGGTAGGCGTGTATTGATGCTCTCACCTTTGGATGTCGCTTGGCTTGTGATAAAAGAGGAGCCTGTGACCCCAGTGAACCCAGCAGTGAACGCAGGTATGATGCGATATGTTTACGAACACCCAAACGACCCCACTCAATACTTGAAAATTCCAAGGTCCACTGCAAATCCCTACTTTAAAGAAATCGCCTCAAATGCTGCGTTGAGTCAAATGGGTGAACAGGTGGAACCTGAACGCCCAGTTCTCACTAACACTGGCCTGCATGGGAGGACTGGTTCAATTGAGCAAGTAATTAAACCTGCAACTACACAAAGAATAGTACCGGGTGGCCCTGTTCAAGAGAGCGTAAAACGCACCTTTTCCATAGCCTTACCGCCGCCGCACGGCGGTGAGCCGCGTACAGAAGACGAAAAAGAGGCTTCAAGAAGGCGTCAACTCATACTGGATGCTCAGACTTCTGCTTTCGGTGAAGACACATTCCTCGGAAACATGATTCGTGACCTTCACACGAAGAACATAGGTTTTGACATGCCTCCCTCTTTGCTTGAAGAAAAAATAAGTGATAAGACTACTGACCCGAAAGAATTGGGTCAACACTTGATGGCTTTTGACCCTATGGCTCAGCATTTAACCGATAAAGAAGTTGACAAATTGGTATCTGAATTGTTGGAAGTTTATGACAAATATCCTGAAAAATTGGAGAGGTATGCTGAACTGATGCAAGATAGGTCTCAGTTTGACCCCCTTATGGACGCTCTTTACCATCAACCTAACCCGCTACCAGCCTCACTACGAGGGCGGGAGGGAGCAGTCCGGGCGAGGAATGAAGCAGGCGTTAGACGAGATGTTGGGAGAGATTATAATGATTACATAAAGGAGTTGAACAATTTGAAAAGGGCTATGCAATTTATCAAAGACCCTCAACAAACAACGCTCAATGAATTTTTTAAACCAATCCCTCGCGACCATCCTGACAGGCGCCGGTTTGGCGATGTCAAATTTGATGCTCAAGTAGATACAGATACAATCATTAGAGAAGCCGTAAGAAGAAGTAGGGCAAAGCAAGCAGAAGCAGCGTTAGATGGACTGAGAGAAGATGAAAAAAATACAAGCCGTTCCACGGCTCTTAGAGCGTTTTACAGTGACATAATGAATGACATGTACAGACAGGGCTATGATGCTGAAAATGCCATCCTTCGTAATGACATGGGTGCTAACATACCATTTATTCGTAATCTTCTTGGTAGGGAACAAGAGCGGCAGGTTTTGGATGCTATGAGGAGTGGTGTTTGATTGTGACGAATCGTTGCACCTGTCATGATGTGCTTATTGTAAAGAACTTGAACCGTTGGTTCAAGGAAAAATGGGTGGATGTGTCTCGTAAAGACAAAGATGGTAAACACCCACCGTGCGGTCGCTCCAAGGCAAAGAAGGGAAGCAAGGGCTATCCCAAGTGTCGCCCCAGTGTCAAGGTTAGCGACAAGACGCCAAAGACCAGCGGCTCTATGAGTGAAGGACAAAAGCGTGCGGCAACCAAACGCAAACGAGCCAAGAAGCAAGGTGTGGGTGGTAAACCCACAATTGTCAAAGGTTGGGTCGGTGTTAAGTAGAGGTATCAATTGAGGTCAAATTATGTGGGGCTCGGCGTTGATTGAAGACGACTTCGGAGCGCTCCCGCTCCGTGAAATAGAGCAAGAGGTCGCTCTCTCACAATTTCAAAAATCCTACGACTTTCCACTCAACGGTGATGGTTGGTTTGAAACTAAAATGGGTTGCAGCGCTGATGCTTTCGTGAAGCGTTTGCGGAAAGCCCGTAGGCATAACAAAGACCAAACTGGCGAAATTGACGGCTTCATTGATGACATCCGCACCATGAAATCGCTTGAAACTGAAATGACCCTGCGCAATCTCTCGTGGGCCGACGGCTTTCAAAAAGCCATCAAAGCGCTCGGTTTGTCAGACCGCTCGCTCAAACACTTACGCAAATTTGGAGAAGCCCGAGCAGTGTCGCTTCAAAAAGCCTGTATGATGTGGGAAGAAGCCGAAGCGGCGCTAAAAATGTTGGACGAATATGCTGATGTTTGGGGTGAAGAGGAGCAACAAGCGTGGGCTACAGCCATGAGCACTCGTTCGGATGCTCGTAAAATGTGGCGAACTGCTTTGTTCCAAGCGGATAAATTGACCAAGCATGAGCGTTCTTACCTTGAGTTCGCTGCCAAAGAGTTGTTCGCTAAAGGTCCGATGTCTTCAGGCGCTATCGGTGATAACATGAAAGAAGAGGGTATGCTTCACAAATCATTTACCAGTCGTAAATTCACAACGCTACTCAACATGTACGGTGAAGAATATGACATCATCAAGGGTGCTGATAGAGCCACCTATGTCCGACTCACCAATGAAGGTCTTGTCGTCAAGGACGCTTGGGCGTATGGCGCTGGCTTTCTTGACGCTGACGGCTACATCACCATCACTGAGCGTGGTGAACCCCGTGCGGGTATGATTGCTACGGGAGACCGTGGGCGTGTACACTGTGAGGATTTGTACAAAACGCTGGACTGCGGTGTGCTTCAACTTGATAACAAAGTGTACAAGAACTCTCAGCGAAGTCAACACCGACTTCAATTTTATTCCAAAGCCGACTTGCGTAAATTTCTCAAGGGTATTCAACCACACTTGAAGATGAAATCGCTCCAAGCAAAAGCAGTGTTGGCTTTTATTGATGAAAAAGACCCAGTGCGTAAAGAGGAGTTGAAGCGTCTCGTACGCTACAAAAATTGGGAAGATGACTCCAAGAAATCTGCCGAACTCCTTAACACATGGGGCGTTGACGCAGATACCATAGGCAAGTATGAGGAGGGATTGTAATGGCGGACGACACTCAAGGACCAGTAAGCCGTTTCTTATCGGCACTCGCCAGTCCGTTTCGTCGGCGCACGACGCCCGAACCTCAAATGCCACTGTACACCACTGGTATTCAAGAGCCTGTGCTGGCTCAAGGTATCACACTACCAGCCCTGTATGCTGTTAGTCAAGAGAACCTCATCCTTCGTACTGTTCAATCTAAACTAAAGCAAGAGATTTTCCGTCGTGGGTATCACTGGGAAAAGAAGTTCCGCAAGAAATGTGTTGAGTGTGAAGAAGAATTTCATCACGATGTTGAACAGTGTAACAGTTGCGGAGGTGCCGTTAGAGACCCCGACCCCGAGCAGGTCATCTATCCTCGCTGGCTACTAAATCAAGAGAACGCTATGGAGCAGTCTTTCATGGATGTTCTCGGTGAAATTGAAAGCGACCTCAACATCGTGGACGATGCTTTTCTTATCCTCATTAAAGAATACTTCGTGGACCCCGAAAGCGGTGAAATCGCTTTTTACCGTGTGAAGAATATCATTCGTGGTGACCCAATTTTCATGCGCATTATTGCTGACAAGCGTGGTGTGCGTGGTGGGCGGTACAAAATTTGTCGCATTCATAGGGATGAAATCGCTTATCCCGGTCAAGAGCCGAAGTGTAAGACATGTGGCGCTGACCTCGTGGACGCTCACTATGTCAACATGGCTGGTAGTGGGAAAAACCAGTACTATACCAAAGGTGAAGTAATCCATCTCAGCAAGTACAATCCGTCTAAATTGTACGGTCGCAGCCCAGTCAACACCATGTGGCGACAAGCGATGAGCCTTACGGCCATGGATAACTACATCTACACTGCTTACCAAAAGCGAAGAACTCCAAAGGGTATCATCTCGGTCACGACCGATAACTTGGAGTCCATGAAATCGTTTTGGAAGTCTGTTGACGAAAAAATGGAGCGAGACCCTCACTATGTGCCCAAGGTGGGTATTGAGTCTTCTTCGGGGCGTGGTGGAGTTAACTGGGTAAAATTCATGGACACGCTGGAAGAGATGCAGTACATCGCTGTTCGCGATGAAATCCGTAACCGAATCGCTGCTTACTACGGCGTATCAAGCATTTTCATGATTGACAACGGTAAGTCGGGCGGGCTGAACAACGAAGGTCTGCAAATTCTTGTCACAAACCGTGCTGTAGAGTATGGACAAAAAGTGTACACCGAGAATCTTTTCCCACGCATGTTAAAGCAAATGGATGTCACTGATTGGAAGTTGACGCTTTACCCCAATGAAGAGGAGGATGAAATCACTCGCCTTCGCCGTGATGAAATGGAAGTCAATCTCGCTCAGCGTATGGCTATGCTTGGATATAAACCGGAACTGCTTGAGGAAGGTGAGCGGGACATTCGCTTCGTATATAGAAAACAACCGGAGGGTGAATCCGGCATGCCTCAACAGGGTATGCCTCAACAGGGCATGATACCGCAGCAAGCGATGATGGCTCAAGGGCGAATGCCCCCTCAAATGATGGCTGGAGGAAGAATGCCCCCTCAAATGATGCCCCCGTCTCAACCCGGCGGGGAGGGTATGGGCATACGAACCCCCCGCTCTCCAGCGAGACCACAGGCTCGCGTGTCACCGGGGGCGGGTTCGCCAGTAAGTAGCGTTCAGCAACGAGGTATGCCTCCAACCATTCAGCAGCAAAACAGCAACGCCATGATGGGCGCACGACGCCCGAGAGGACAGTAATCTCTTTTAGGGCGGCATCACTACGAACGACAAGAGGCGAGAACATGGACCTACAGAAAATGGACCCAATGGCCCGCAAAATGGCGATGCACAGCGAGGCATTCATCAAAGCACTGGAAAGCGGAAACGCCAACGATGCACAAGGGCATATCAATGAAGTGCTCAAGTTCGCTGGCTACTTATCCGATGACATTCATGGAGCCATAGTCAAGGCTGAGCGTGAAAATTTACAGGCTATTCAAGTGAACATGGTGCGAAAAATGAATCAAAGCGGTGCTAAATTTGACACCGCTCAACGAAATGATGTGCTCCCCGGTACGATTATTCCGGCTCGCACCAACCTCCAAGCAAGAGTTCACCGAGGCACTTTTGGTCGCTACCAACCATGAGGTGATTGAATGTCTGAAGAGAGTGCTACTGAGCGTTTGATGAACACATTGATTTCAAAAATGGAATCAATGGATGGCGACCTTCAATCGCTCAAAGCGGAGAACGCCGCTTTGCGTAAAGCGATTAGCAATCCTTCCAACCTCTTGAAAAAGGCAGGCTTTGTTTCAACTTTGACACCTCTCAGTGAGGATGTTGAAGTTGATGCTTTCCGTGCTGCTGACGATTCTATAATCAAAGGTCATACTGAGTTTACAAACGCCGACATTCACAAAATGTCGTGGGATGAGATTCACGAAATGGCCGAGCAAGCAAAAAATACTGAGGTGAGTGCATGAAGCCTATCCCATCCCCCTACGACAACAGCGTGATAATTGCATTGAACAAGGCGCAACAACTCCTTGAAAAAGCAGAAAAATTGGAGATGGTTGAACATGGAGGTAAAAAAGTACCTCACTTTGCCGCAGACGGTAAGGGTCAAAAGGACATGAAAACAAAAGCAAGCATGGCTGAAAAGGATAAGTACTGCATGAAGAACTTTGGTAAAAAGTATTCAGAATGCTCGGAAAAGCAAAAGGCTCAGTGCGATAAGGCTCACGGTAAAGTGGAAAAGGGCGAAAAGTGTCCTGATTGTAAAAACAATGATTGCCCGACTTGTAAAATGGAAAAGGGCGAAAAGTGTCCGTCATGCGGTTTAAACAAAGCAGACTGCATGGGGAAAATGGGAGGCTGCGGCTCAATGAAAATGAAGAAAGGATTTGACGAGGGCACTCAACCCGGTTTTAGCACCTCGTTCAATTCTAACCCTCAAGGTGTGATGTTTATGGCTGAAAGTGGAGGACAGACTCGCAACGCCTACTACACCACCAATCAATACCCCTACACTGGTGATGACATCGCTAACAAAGGCGCTACTTCTGAATCTTTCAACATGGAGTCTTTGTCCGGCAAATTGAATCCGCATGAGGGTGGTGGTGCTGACCGGCAAATCGTTGAAGGTCATCTCAGTAAAGCGCGTGCTATGCTTGAGGCAGCAGGTAAACCACGAAGGTTGTGAAGTCGTGTGCAAGATGATGCTGTCTCCGGTTATGTTCGGGCAAGAACTGAACTGTTGAAGTCAATTCTTGACCTCAACGACTACGATACAGCCGTTGCCAACTTTGCTTTTGCTCAAGCCAACCTTGAGAATCACGGCTACACCGTTGAAAAAATGTGGCAAGACCACATTTGCGAATCCGTTCTCAAGCACGAACTCAGTGAGGAAGAAGCAGCCTACTTCAGTGAAATCAAGAAGTCCGACCTCATGGAGCGTCGTGGTGCTGAACACACTGTACCCGCTCACTTTTGGCGAGGGCGTATTCACGAAGTTGACTTGGAAGACGCCCATCGTGTGTGGCCGTCGCTTGACCCCATGATGGACCACAGTGAGTTTCACTACTCGGATGTCACACCGTTTGACGAGAAGTTCCATCCTATGCGAAACCGACACAAAATCACGGGACGGCCACGATGGGTAGAGACTTTGAGAGGGCTTTACTTGCCCTCAGCACCGGGCGAAAGGTCCCGCATAGAGATGCTGAAAGAAAGTGAAAACACCTACGAGCGCCACCACGAAAAGGAAGAGCACGCTGCTGTCAAAGGGCGAAAGAAACTTGACGCTATCACTGATACCGAGAAGGACCATCACCCCTACCTCGGTCCTCTCCAAGACTCGCACCTCCACGACATTTACATCAACAACTACGAGAACTGGTTGAGTCAAAACCGTGACTTGGAAAAAGAAATGATTGAGCGATACCCCAATCCCGATGTTGCCGACTTTGAACTACGCAAGTTGCACTTTGAACAGGCTGCTGATGAGTGGGAGTCAAATGAGGAGTCAAGCAGCATTGACCCAACCGAGGGTATGACGCAAGAAGAGTTGTACGACGCTTTCAATCGCGGCGAATCCTTGGAGCCTATTCAAATACGAAACGGCCTTGGTTGGCTCGGTCTTACCGCTGGGATGGAGTTCCTTACCCCCGAACAGCGCATTGAGATTCTTCCTCATTTGATGGAAGGGAGCGATGGACACGACCGTCAAATGATTGACCTCGGCGGCGGTCAAAAAATCTCAGTCGGGCGAATCAAGCGCAACATCGCTCATCGCTTTACTGGTGAGTTCCACCACGCTGGGCGAGCCAACATTCACGGTGGCCCCAATCTACGAGCGTACTTTGAGACGCCCAAAGACCATCCCGAGGGAATAGACTATTTCATCAAACACTCTCTTGCTGAAGCGCTTGGTACGGCCACGCTTGAAAGCGGTGAAAATATCGGTGAGTTGTTGCTGGACAGCATCAACACTGCTTTGTTTGGCGGTGATGATGAGCAGTACCTCAGCCGCTTACCACTCATGAATATGAATGCGTTGCGTGCCGCAAGGAGACAGGCAAAAAAAGTTGCGAAAGAAACGGGTATCTCTTACAACGAAGCCTTGGGTGAAGAGTTCAAACATCATGATGAACGAGATGGTGAAGGACGGGTAGAGATTGATGGTTTGTTTGCTTTGGCTGGTATTGACCGAGATACAAAGGAGCCTGTTGAGAATCGCTTCATTGAGGGTCTCAGTGAGCCGTTGTTGGATGTGTCCTCACTGTTTGAAGTGTTTGCGAAAGCAGAACGATTGGCTGGCATCGCTCTCACATCAAAGGATGTGCGCAACGCTGACATGTGGCATCACCTTGGTTTCAACGGACCTGCTTTGAATGAAATTGACCCAAGCCAACAGGACATTTGGATGCAGGGTGAGGAAGGCCCTATTGGAGCAGCAGCACTCTTCTCATCCGAGTGGCAAACTCGTGGTGGTGCTCACAGCAGCCCTCTTACCATCATGGAGATGCTTCATGACATGTTGCCCAAAGACGAAGAAGGCTACTCACTCTTCGGGCGTCTCAACCAAAACGGGCGCTTTGAAGTCAACCCAAAGTCAGTGGGTTTGTTTGGACGCTACATACCAATGCTCAGTACGAAACTCAGCAATAATCACTTCACTCCTCACGGCGTACAATCATTTTACGATGCTACCCGACTGGCAGACAATGGAGAACACCCCCGAAACACAAAACAGAAAATGTACCACGGTGCATCCTCTTCTTCGCCCGGTTATTCAAACAAAGTAAAGCCCGATGGCAGCGGTTTTGATGCAAGAACTGAAATTGACGGTTCATCCAACAAACACACTCTTAGCGGCAGACATGATTTTCAAAATGCGCTTTTAGTCACAGGCGGTAAACGCGGTGAGGCGACCAACCAGCGCTACAATTCCCGTATCAAGCATCGCGCCGTGACGGCTCAACAATTGATGAAACCACCCCATGACGCCCCGAAAAAGCGCCACTTGAGAACGAGGGACATTTTAGGTGGTAAGTTCACATTGAGCCACAATGCGAACAACATCAACGCTCACAGGGCGTTTCATGCTTACAAAGGGTACGAAGAAGGAGGCGGTGAACTTAGCGACGCTGAGCAAGATGAAGCAGACGAGTTGCAGGCTCAAGCAGACGAGTTGCACCTACGACTTGCAGACCCCGATATGACTGACGAAGAGCATGAGGAGATTAACCGTCAAATAGAGGAACTTGAAACTCAAGCGAAAAACATTTACGACTTTGGAGGACAAGAGCCTTCACAAGCCAAGGGGCGTAAAACAAAGAGAGGTTACACCACTCCATCTACCAATCACGATACGAAGGATGAGGCTGACCTTGCTGCTATCGTTGAAATGGCGAAGCGCTTCAAAACGATGTACGAGAAGGAGGACCCCAGTGCGTTTGACACTTCGGACCCAAGAAAAGCCGATGCTAACATGCGCATGCTTTTCCATGATGCAAACCGAGCACTCATGATAATGCGCCATGAAGACCACGGTTTGTTCACACACGGTTACGACACACAAAGTGTTGACCAAAGAACAGCGAGTGAATTGTTGAGTACTGAGGATGAAGTCTTCAATCCACAGCGAAACCTCGCGTTGAGTATGATTCAGCACGGTGTTGAACTCACCCCCGACATGGAAGCACAGCAAGTGTTGGAAGCACTGGGCTTTCCAACGGACAGGAGAGGGAACTATGACCCAACTCACACTGCTCTTGCTGAGCAAATCGCCAGCGAATTAGACGGACCTATGAGTGCTTTGAAATTTGCAGACCTTCTTTCCCAAGGGCCTAAAATCCACCCCGAAAAAGACATGTCATTTGACCATGAAGGTGCAGAATCACATCAGCACTTTGACACCTTCATGCAAAAACTTCGCTCCTTACCCGAGTATCAAATCTACCGCGCTGGCGGTAGTAGAGCCGCTACTCCGCTAAAACCGTGGGCCAATGAGAATTACACTATCCCCTTACTTCAATTGAAGAGACTCATGACAGAAAAAACCGCTACTGGAGAGGAGGCAGGTAAGCCTGTCGCTGAGAAGTACGGGATGAGGCATTTACCAAACGGCTCTCGTGGTAAAAATGAGCGGGGGAATAAAAGCGTAGGAGCGGCTTTTGCACACGAGATTAACCGCTTGATGCACGATGTTGTCCTCATGTCAAAGGAGAACCTTGACCTTAGCCTCCTTGCTCAGCCACAAGTGGAGCAAGGCATTCACAATGTCACAACTGCGAACTACGGTACTGGTCGCCCGATTCACCCTTACACCTCAATGGAGGGGCATCGTGTACACGACCACTTCGTGTCGGGTGTAATGCACACCGGGCGCTCAGCCATGCCCACGGTCGGGATTGAATTTGATGCAAACCGTCAACCTGTAGTCGGACCAAACATGGGTGGGGAACAGGATTTGAAGACCGTGAGCCTTGACAAGCAGCAAGCAGTCTTTGGTGAAGACTGGACGAAAGCCATGAGCGACAGTGGCTGGCAACACGAGCAAGAAAACATTCGTATGATGCAGCCAAACCCAGCGGGTGAAACACCAAGCGACGACCCAATGGACATCGGTAAGAGCCTTGACGACCAACTCTATGCGTTGATGAACCCGGATGCACTGCTCAAAGCAGACGGCAAACCTCTACCCATCCTTGCGATGCACCGCATTTTCAAAGTCAAGGACTTGGAATGCTTGCGTGGTTATAGCGGTGAGTGGGCTGTTTCAGCGCTCCCTGCGGGTCAGCGCATGATTGTAGAGCGCCGCTCCGGGCGTGTAAAAGCCTACGATGAGGACGGACCAGTTACGCTGGAGGATGAAGACCGGAAGCACATCCGTGCGTTGACTGAAAAGAATTTCATCATTGATGTAGTCAAGACCGACAGTGAGATTGTGCTTGTTGACATTTTGGACTACGATGATACCAACATCGCTGACATGAATGTGCGTGAGCGTATCAAGGTCATGCGTGGGCAAATGGACAGTCAAGAGCATGTCATTGTTCCCGGTCCTCACAACTTCCGCCTCACTGATGACGAGGGTTTGGAAGAAGCAACTAAGAGTCTGCAAGAAGAGCATGACCGTCTGTTGCTGCGAGACGCCACCTCCACTTACATGAAAGGAGAGCGCCGTCATCCGAAGTGGTACTTGATGCGTGCGAACAAGAACATAGCCTTCATCGTTCTTGATGTGCGAGGTAAGGGTCCTTTCACTTACCGCCTTGGTGCTGGACCACTTGACGCTGAGGGACTTGGCAACCGTGGTGTTGAGCATGAAGGTAAGCACTACCTTGATGTTGGTACAGTGCAAAGTCCCAAACCGTTCAACGAGGGTGATGTCGTGAGTGTCTCCGTATCAGGTGTGAAAAAGAAGAAGCGTAACGACAAAACGCTGTTTGATGTAACTGCATCAAAAATCGTAGGTGAGGCTGACTGTGCTGCTGCTTCTGCTGAAACGCTGTCCCTGTTGGCGAAGTCTCACGACCTCATTCATGTACCGTTTGACCTTTCGCTGCAAAAACAAAGCGTAGTGGTTTCACTTCACGGGATTGATGATGTGTCCTACATGCTTGAGAAGTCCTCTCATGGGTTTTGGGCACACACGCCTACTTCCATGTTGGGTGAACTTAGCGGTAGCACTTACGCTGTTGAACTCGCTCAAAGTCTCGCTCCATTGTGGAAGCCCGCTACATCGCTGATGATGAAAACAAGTGTCCCAACTCGTAGCATGGCTGACCCCAAGCATCGTCGCGCTTCCGCCAAAGAGTCTGCTGGTGTTATTGAGGAAGACGATGAAAATGCCATCATCAAACCTAAGCGTGAGGAAATCATGGTCAAGACGCTGACTCGTATTGTTGACCTATACGAGCGTATCGCTAAGGAGAAAATGTCCGGTAGGACCAGTGCTCAAGGACTGGGTATTGATGTAGGAAGTCAAGTTGAGTCTCCTCGTGGGCCCACCTCACTAACATCTGAACAGTCCATGCCCGACTATGACATGAGAGACCGTCCAACCGAGGACCCCGAGGAAGAATACCCCGTGGCACGAAGAATGCGGGAGAAGCGTAAAAACAAGGAGCAGTCTGCTGGTTATGAAGCGGAATCGGAAAATGACTGATGCCGCTTCATTTATGTAGGTGAACGAAAAGAGGAGTGGGTAGTGTGTTGCTACGAAAACAACCAGCAAGCCTCTCCCTACTCAAAGGGAGCAACGACCTCGTGGTCGCAGGGTACGCCAGTGTTGAACTCGTTGACAAGCAGGGAGATTTAATCACAAGGTCAGCGTTGAAGGATGCGTTCAAAAAATACATGAGCGACCCCAAATACCGAAATGTACAACTGGCCCATTCAAACATTCAAGTTGGAGAAGTAATTCCACAATACACAGACAATCAAGGGAGGTTATGGAAAAGCGAAGTTGACGATGCTGGCATGTTTGTCGTTGTCCAACTCCGAAATGATATTGAAAAAGCACGAGAAGTGGCTTCGGAAATACGGAAGGGCAACTTAACAGGATTTAGTATCGGAGGACAGGCATTCAAGCGAGTTCACAAATCCGATGCAACCCACGGCTCATATCAAGAAATCAGCAAACTGGAACTTCACGAAATAACCATCTGCGAAAAAGGAATAAACCCCGAATCAACATTCAAAATACTGAAAGAAGACAAAAACAACAAGGTGAACAAAATGACCGACGATGTAATGGAACAAATGAACGATGTGCTGTCCCGACTTGAAGGGCGACTGGACTCTATGGAGAAAGGTATGCCTCCTCAACTTCGTGCTGCTATGAAGGACGAGGACAAAAAGAAGGACGAAAAAGAAAAGGGAATGTACGCCATGGACAAGGACGAGGACGAAAAGAAAGACCACAAGGACAAGGCCATGGACGACAAAGATGAGGAGAAGGACGAGAAGAAGAAGTCCGACGAGTTCTCCGATGTTATCTCCGCTGAGTACCTTGACTGGATGGAAAACACCCTCAAGTCCGCTGGTGTGGACACCGACGGTGCCCGTGCTCACTTTGACGGCATCTCCAAAGCCAACCTTGGCTCCGACCCCGCCATCATTGGCGACGGCGCTGACTACTTCGCTGGTCAAGTCAAGGGTCGTGCTCAAGAAGGTGGCTCACCTTCCACCAACGCCCTCGCTCGTGCTGGTCTCTCCCGAGGCGGCGATGTTAACAAGTCCGACTTTGTGACCTCCGTTGACCCAGCCTCCCTTGAGGAAGCCTACAGTGTTTTCAAAGCCGCCAAACAAGAAGAGCAACTTCGCAAGGCTTTGGAAAACAACTTTGAACACCGCTTCGCTGAAGAGCAGCAGGCTGAAATCAGCAAGGCTCAAGCACAAGCCTTTGATGCTCGTGGGCCACTTGATGAAGTCATGAAGGCTCTTGGAGCACTCAACGACCGCATAGACAACATCGGTGCTGAATCTACTACACTTGCCAAATCTGACAGTGGACACACCGCTGTTGAAGTTCCAAGTACACAGGAACTTGGCAACATGTCGTGGGACGAAGTTCACCAACTCGCAAACGGGGTGTTCCGAGGCGAGTGAACCCTCAACAAACAAAACAAAAGGAGATGAAAAAATATGGCACGCAATTATGTACGAACTGTAACTGACATGGAGCGCTACTACTATGGCGCTGGAAATGCTATGGGTTATTCCTACACTGGTAGTGAATTGCTCAAAGCAGACGCCCCCATGCTCTCAACCACCGCCGGAACCTACCAAGCCATCTACGGACGCAAGGTTTGGTCCCAGTTGAACCAAGAGTTCAACGCCTTCTCAATCCTTCCAAAGCGCCCTTGGGAGCGCAGTGGATGGCGAGTCATCACTGAGAAGCCTAACGGTGGTGTTTTGACTGGTGGTGTTGCTGAAAACGCAACCCTTCCTGAAACCATCAAGCCAACCTTCCAGCACATCGCTGCAAAGCCAAAAGTCATCGCTCACACCTTTGATGTCAGCGAAGTTGCTATCTTCTTGGCTGACAAAGATGATGGATTGGGCGACATGCGCTCAGTTCTCAAGGAAGAAATGGGTAAGCACCACGCTGAGATGGTCAACAAGATGCTTCTCACTGACTGTTCCACTGTCGCTGGAAACAACCTTGAATCTCTTGACCGAATCACCGGCAACGACGGTGGTGCTTCCGGTGGTTCTACTTCCATGGAAACGGGCAGCGCTTCCGCTGACCACTGTGGTTCAACCGACCTTGACATCTACAGCATCAGCCGCAGTGCAAACTCGTGGTCCAACGCTGAAGTCAACTGTGGTACTGACGCTGACGCTGCAAACCGCCGTGTTCTCAGCCTTGACCACTTGGACACTCTCTTCCAGCAGATGTGGGAGCGTGGTGGCAACCCCAAGGTCATTCTTACTGGCTACGACACCCTCATGCGACTCCAACAACTCCTCCAAAGCCAACAGCGATTCATGGAAGAGAAGCGAGTCACACCTACCTACAACGGTGTGAAAGGTGTTCCCGGTATTGAGGCTGGTTTCATCGTGGCTACCTACAACGGTGTTCCAATCATTCCTTCCAAGGATGTGGAACCTGATGGTCTTTCCCGAATGTACTTCCTTGACACGGATTACCTCTACTTCAGCACGGCTATTCCTACTCAGTACTTTGAGAGCGGTATTGAAACCGGCGACCCATTCGCCATCAACCGCCTCGGACAAGAGGGACTTTACCGAACGATGGGCGAAGTGTGGACGACTTTCTTTGGCGCTCAAGGCTCCATCCGAGACCTTAAGTGAGGAAAACAAAACAACAGGAGATGAAAAAACATGGCAGCAGAATTGACATTAAGCGGAACGGCAACAGCAACCCTTGTGGGTGCATGGGAACTCCGAGCAGGCTCGCAAGACACCACTGAGTGGCTGGCCCGTGGTAGCACATACCCCGGCAACATTGAAGCGTTCAAGCCTTTGAACGGCGACGACTCCAGTTCAGGAGACGCAGCGAACGGATATGACCCAGCCCCCAAAATGGCTCTCATCACCGTGACCGGTGGAGCAGATGGCGAAACCATCATCCTTGATGGTGGAATTAGCAGCATTCTCATGGTCTTGACCACTGACAGCGGTACATCCGCAGTGTCCGTTGGTGCATCCGTGAGCAGTAAAACCATCACGCTTCAGTACCTCAGCGGTTCAGCGAACACCACCAATGTAATGGTCTTGTACAACTGAGGTGAGCATTCGTGCCCACCATCACATACATTGGTACTCGCTACCAGCGCCCTTGCCCCGACAAGACGCACCGCGATTTCATTCGTGGTCAGACTCGGGAAGTTACAAAGGCTTGGTTGGACCGCTACGGTCCTCGCTTTGGCGACGACTTCCGCATTGAGGGTTGGACCCGAGAGAGTGAAGAAGTCACGGTTGACGAAGGACTTGACGGCATCCCCGACAAAAGTTGGTCCCGTGCTGATATTCAAAAGTGGCTTGCAGGCTACGACATCAAACCCAAAGGCTACGCTACAAAAACCACTTTGTTGGAACTCGTCGCAACTGTTATGAGTCCTGACGGAGTGGCTGAGACAGAAGCACTGGTGGAAGACTCCGCCGAAGAATCACAGGAGAGTGAAGAATAATGGCAGTAACTATTGACCCCCGACCAACCTACTTTGGCGACCGCATGATTGTGACCGGCTCCTACGACGCTGGAGAAACGAGCGTTGATTTGTCGGGATTGTTGGCGAGCATTGATTTTGCAGGCATCAACCCATTGGCTGCACAAGCCAATGTAACAGTGTCAAACACAGGAACTCACGCTAACGATGTAATCACGCTGGTTGACAGTTGCACTGTGTCGGGCACGACCATCACCATCCATAAGGCCGTTGTTGAAACAGACCCTGATGGTGCAGGTACAGGTAGTGGCGCTATCGCTGGTGCTACTATTGCTGGAACATTCTTGGCTATTGGACGACGCTCGTGAGGTGATTCCTCATGGCGAACTTGACTCCCAAGTACAAAATCGTAGGCCCCTTCTCACCGAAGGAGTTCAGTGACACCAGTACCTTGGAGACGACAATTGAAGCCGCAGTTGGCACAATTGGCGATGCGACCAGTGCAACGAGTCTTGTGGCTTCGGACCCAATCACGGTATTGGGCAACATTTACATCATTGTCAGTTATGTTTGAGTGTGAGGGGAATGAATGTCTCTAAACACCCAAACAATTGAACTGTCGGACATTGAGCGCCTGCAAAAGCAAAACATCCTTTCGGATGTCAGTCTTGACATGAACGCTGTGTTTAACGAAGAGAATCCTCTTGCTGGCGTCACCAGCGAACAACGCAACCGCAACAGCACCGCTGCTGATGTCCTCAACATCGGCTCGGGCACTCGTTGTCAACACTGCGGTATGCTTCACTTCTTGTGGCGTGAAACTTGCGGGGCGTGTAAGAAACCCATGGATTACAACCTTGGGCACCGAGATGAGAACAAGAGGGATTGAACATGCCAGTCGTATTCAATCCCGGTGAGCCCGAAACACGGCCCCTTGACCCCGAAGCGATTGTGTACACCACGGCGCAAAAGGTGGCTGATTACCTCGGTATCGGCCCTCAAGAGGCCGTGGTTGCCTCAGCCGACTCAGTAGCCGATGGTGTCTTCATTACGGGTGAGGACTACAGGCGCTGCGGTACTGAAGTTGGAGACATCATTTTCATTTACAGCGACGCCAATCCTCTCGGTGAAGAAAAGACAATCACTGACATCCAAAACGGCGGAACAAGTGGTGTGAAGTTGGTGTTCACAGGCTCTTTTACACACACTGATTATGAAACCGCTGATAACACCTTTGTGCAAAATCTCGCATCCTTCACGAACGGTAAGGTTGGGCGGCAGCGTGGTGTAACAAAGAACATCGTACATGCTCGTATTCGTGAGATTCAAGACCGCATAGACAACTACACACACAACGCTTGGCGACCGTATCTCGTGTCCGCTGAGTACATCAATTTTGACACTTACAAGCCCTACCGACGCCGATACTACACTGATTATGTCGGTACGACCCCACTGCTGTTTCGGAATGTCCAGCAAATGCTACGCATTGAACTATGGCAAGGCGACGACTACCGTGAGATTTGTGGTGCTGAGGCTCGCATTAAAATCCCCGAGGATGTGCGAGCCATTAGTGGTTCAATTGTCTTATCACCCGGCAACGGTAGGGCTGCTGTTTTGACCGCTGAGAAAGACAGCGCTGGTACCGCTACAACCGCTAAATGGCGTACGGATTTTGACGCTACAACCACAGCGCAAAACCTTGCTGACCTCATCAACAAGGAAGACAGGGTGAACAAGGCGTCCGTTGAGTTCTCCCCTGTCTTTACACTTGAGGGTTCAACTACAAATGTCGGTGTACACAACGAGTTCTTTGCATCAGCCAACGCTGACTATGGTACGGGTGTTGTGAAAATTTCAAGCATGCGCTCAGTGAAAGCCGGTGAAACTTGTAGCATCGTTTCAACCGACAGCACAGTGAACATCTCTCAAACACAGCGTAACACAGCCACCATCTCGGGTAACAGTGGTGATTTTGGTTCTGCTGCTACAGGTGTTGTCACAGTTACAAAAATTGTTGACGATGAAGTAGTTGATGTTCCAACGGAGGGTTTTGCCAAAGCAGGTGTTTTTACTGACGGTACGAATGTCATTCGCTATGAAGGAATAACTGACACAACATTTACTAAATGTGAAGCAGTTATTGGGTCCGCTCCTTCCAGTGGTACCGCTACTCAACACTTGATGCGAGTTGATTTACAGGGTGGTAGCGCCAGTGGTGATGCCGCTCGTTTGCGAGATTGGTGGATGGACTATGAAATGGGTATCATTTACTTCAACAACTCCTACCCCTTCTTTGAATACAACGCTGTGAAGGTGTCCTACATCTACGGTGAGCGGTACTTGGAGAAAGCGATTGAAGAAGCGGCTACGAAAATGGTTGTCATTGATTTGCTGATGTCCGACGACCGCAGTGTCCTTTTACCCGAAGGTACAAGCAACATTGACTTATCAGCCAAGGTACAATTACTCCAAGGAGAGGTTGATAGAATCCTACCGAGGTACCGTGAAATGGTTCTGTTTGAGTGATTCGTATGCCCCGTGATGAAGTAGATGACCTCATGGAAGAGTTAGCCAAAGAAATGCAGGGTGAGAAGGTGCAAGATGAGATACGCCAAGTTATCACTCAGTCGCCTGCCAATGTGCGTAAGCAAATTGACGAACAGGAGTTGGCAATTGAAGGTATCAAGAAAGACGAAGGTGGGAACTACACGCAAAATGGACGGCAACCCAACGAAAGCGTTCTTAAGGCGGCATTGGATAGAGTAGATAAGCGGATGCTTCGTGAATCTCCAGCACTTCAAGAATACAAATTGAAGTTCAGCGGGGGCTCCTTGGTACCCGATGAAGCAGCGTACAGGAGAGATTTGTGATGGTGGCGACATTCACTGAGGGCCTTGATGTTGTCATCAATACCCTTAGTGATTGGAACCGAGCAAACACCAGCAACATCAAACCCGTGATTGCTGACATCGCCACCACACTGCCCGAGCGTGGGAAGCGCATTGACCTCAAGAAGTCGGACTATGTGTTCGTGTACGAAACGGCGCATAACGAAGAAGCGCCCGAACTTCTCTACGATTTTGTCACTACTCGCATCAACATCACCGTTGACCTACGAACAACCAAGAGCCGAGCGCACCAACAAGCCATGGAAAACGAGGTGCGTCGGCTCATTCACACCAAGCGCAAGGGGGATGGAGTCTCCTTTGACCGCTTGGTTTTCAAGACTCGCACGGACCTCTCGGATAGAACCAAGAGTCTGTTCCGAATGACCTTTCAGATAGAAGTAGTTATCTTTGCGGAACTCGTGCCATGAGGTGAGCGGACATGCCTTCAACAGTGTATAAGGGTGATTTAACGGAGATTTCATTCGGTCACGAGACCGGATTACAACTTGAGCATAACTTTGCTGGCTCATTTTTGTTCCGTGCAAAAATTGGTACAAGAGACACGGTGGCTGACACCAGCGTGATTACTTTCAGTGGCGGTGCCGCCTCCATGCCTGTCAACGGTGGACAACTCAAGTACCCTGTTGGCATACTGGTCGGGGCTAAAATCTCCTTCCGCTTTGGTAGCGGGACACCCAACTTCAGCAGCGACGACGATTCCTCCGTTAGCGGTCGCACTTTTACTGTTGTTAAGCACGCCATTAACGCCAGCGCTGATACTGAGTTGACAGTCACACCAGCGCTCACTACAGACCACAGCGGTGGCAACAAGGATTCTAAAACAGGCGACATCATGTTCATTCACGGGTTCACTGTCCCTTCTCTTGATGTTGGAATGGCTGCTACTGTCAGTGCTGCTACTTCCAGTGAATCAGTGCTCACCGACCAATTCCTTGGTCTCGCTGCAACTGTCACGCTGCCCGAAACCAAGGTGGACTTGAAGCGCTACCATGTTGTTGGTCTTGGTCGGGATGTTGCTGTGCAAGTGCCCGGACGCTTCCTCAACGAAGGCGGCTCATTTGAAGTCAACATGCACAACCCACGCTGGCTCTACTACTGCCTCGGTATGGAGGCTGTTGATGTCGGTACAACCTATGACAGCCTGCTTGACAACAACGATTACAAATTGAACGGCGCTACCAAGGTGGGTGCAACCCTACTGACATTTGACGGCACGAGTACTCCCGACTTTAGCGGTAGTGCCGACCCAGTGGCAGCGGGTGATTATGTGATTATCAAAGACACCACGGCTGCTGACATCATCACTTACAACGAAGCCGACACCGGGAACAAATTCGGAGATGTGACCAACCCTAAATCAACTTACTTTGACACCACTGAAACGAATGAAATTCGTCGTATTGTGGCTATTACCGGCACTCAAATTTTCCTTGATGATGCCTTGTGTTTCCCGCACGCTGACAACACCGTAATTCGTTTCGCTCGTTTCAACGCTGGTTCTACTCAAGGAAGCCCCGACCGACTCGGAACTGGTGCTCTCGCAAACGGTGTCACTCGTCTTCTCTACTCTCGCAGCAGTGTCCCTTCTTTTGCTATGGAAGTCAGCATTCGCCGCCGAGACAGCGACGGAAACGAAGACGATGTCACTGACGGCGGTGTCTCGGACACCAAGCAACTGACTCGTGTGTTCCGTGGCTGCAAGGTCAAGGACTTCAGTATCACCGCTGACACTGACGCAGCACTCCGCACTACAGTCAACTTTGACGCAGCATTGTGCTACACCGATACTGGACGACTTGAAGACACCAAGGGCGACCGCTACAACCCTCACCGAATGTTTGAGGACACGGCCAACACTGACGCCAAGCGCAAGGAGGCCGGTATTGCCAAGTTCACTCAAAAGCCGTTTATGTTCTACAACGGTACCATCACTCTCGCTGGTGTGCGAATCGGTCAAGTTGTGTCGTTCAACCTTACGGGCAGCACGGGCGTGCAGCAGTTCTACACCATCAACGGCTCGCCGCTCACTGACGCTGAAACCGACCAAGTGCCACACGGTGGTATGCGCAACGCTTCTATTGCCGTTGAAGGCAAGACCGAGTACATGATGGACATGGAGATTATCGTTGACGACCCTGTGTTTTATCACAAAATGCGCCGAGCCGTGGACTTCAACGCTAACACTGGCAACATGATTCGCCTGTCTTTCACCAAGCAAGGCAGTGCTGACCCTCGTGAAACGCTGGACTTCTACCTTGACGACTATGTGATTACCGAGGCTCCTCTTCCTATCCCCGAAGACAAGGGCCCAATCCGAGCACCGCTCAAGGTCATGCCGAAGTCAATTCGTGTCATTTCAACCGATACCCTGTTCCACTGCTGAGGTGAAAAAGTATGCTGACGCCCGCACAACGAGTCTATCACTACCGAAGAAAGAGTCCCGAGGATTATGCGACATGGTTCGCTAACGCCATGGACTTGACTGAAACCGACGCACTGCGAGCCGCAGGGCTGCGAAACAGGGAGTTGATTGAGGAAGCGGTGCTTTCTGCAAGCGCAAAAGAGGTATTTAAAGCGGAATCACAAGAAGTCTATAGAACTGAAAGTGAAGAGACCGAAAGTATTCCAAACAGTGAGGAGTTCCCCGCCGAACTTACTTACGACTCCATGACACTCAACGAACTCCGAGAGGAGTGCAAAAGTAGAGGGCTCCCCTACTACGGAACGAAGGCCGAGGTAGCACTCCGCCTCAAGCGTGACGATGAGGGAATCACCGAGCCCACGGCTACGACCGAAGCCCCCGCTGAGGCGGCTGCTGAGGAAGAGCCGGACGCTCCCGCTGAAGAAGCGGCAGTGACCGAGGTGGACAACCATGACCGTACTGAAGGACAAAACACAGATACTGAGGCAGAAGAACGAACAGAAGCATGAGATACCCGTTGACCCCGGCGACCCCGATGTCGTCATTGAAGTGTGGGTTCGGGACATCACATTCTTTGATGTTCAACGCTCAGCGCAAGAACTCCTTACGATTGGCAAAGACGGTGAAATGTCCCTTGACCTTGAATCCTACTGGAAGTATGCGTTCACTCACTGGGTGACTCGCACCAACCCTGAACTCTCAACGGCTGAAATGCTTGAATTAAAAGGCAGCATTGGGCAGCAAATCGCTGCCATTTTGCCATCGCCGGACCGAGTAGGACAGATGTTGCAGGGGGATTTTACGAGCGGCGACGCTCAGTGATTGAGACTTTTCTCAGTCGGAAGACCGTCGCCAACCCCGAGGACATCGGATTACAAATGGAATTGTGGGCGTATGTTGTCGCAAAGCACTATGGAATATCACTCAAAGAGGTATATGAAATGACGCCCGAGACATTCCAACAGTCGCTTACTTGGGCCTTGGTTGGGCGCAAACAAGAGGAAAAGGAAATGAAGCGGCAACGCCAGCAAGCAAACAGCGGCGGACAAGAGACTGTCACGCTTGACTACTCGTGGCTTGAAATGGAGGACTTTTGATGGTAGCACTGGCCGGTTTGACTATTGCTTTACAGAATCTAACCAGCGGTGCTGGTACTTTGGGCACTATTTTCAGCAGTTTGGGGGGTATGATGGCTGGCATTGGTTCCGCCATTACAAGCGCTTTTGGTGGAGCAGTTGATTTTGTAAGGGAAAAATGGCAAGGTTTCAAGGACTGGTGGGGTGAAAACATCACACCCCTTTGGGAGGCAACAAAAGAATTTGCTGTCAATGCTTTCCAATCAATTGTTGACATGGTGACGCTAATTTTTGGAGGAGCGTTTGATTTACTCGTTGCGTTGTGGGAGGCAACAGTCGGTGTTTTCCAAGTCCTGTGGGATGCCACAATGGGTCCTTTGGTTGAAGGATTTCAATTGCTTTTCACAGGAGCATTCCAATTACTGACCGGCAACTTCACTGGTTTTGTTGAGACACTCAAAGAGTCATGGGACGCATTGGTTATGCCGTTAGTGCAACCGTTTGTTGACCTCTTCCAAGCAGGCATGGCGTTGGGTTCGGGAAGTTGGGAAGGCTTCGTTGGTAAGTTGAAGGATGCTTGGGATAACAGCGTTGGGCCGCTCGTGTCGGCTTTCCTTGACCCATTCCTTGGAGCACTGTCCTCCATCGGTGAACGATGGAATACCATGGTCTCCAACATGCGTGAGCGCTTTGGATTTGTTGATGCCATTTTCGTTAAGTTGGGTGAGTTCAAAGCCAACTTTGATTTGATTCGGGACAACTGGGGCCTTATCGTCAATGCGATGAAAACCAAGTTTGATGCTTTCATTGAGCCTATTAAGACCGCTCTTGGTGTACTCCTTTCGCCCTTCCAACTGGCATGGGATGGTATTATTGCCGCCATTGACCTTGCTAAAGCAGGCTTTGACTTGTTCGCTGGTGGTCTGCAAACAGCGTACGATTCTTTCATCAAACCACCTCTTGAATTTATGAACGACACATTGGAGTCCATTGTTGGCTTAGCAGGCGACGCTGTGGATAAAGTCGGCGGATTCTTTGGCGGTGCCTTGGACTTCGGCGCTGGACTCATCGGCTTATCCGAGGGTGGTGTAACCAGTGGACCGAGCAGCGGTTATCCTGTTATGCTCCACGGCACTGAGGCGGTTGTGCCGCTATCGGGTGGACGCTCAATCCCTGTTGAAATGAAAGGCGGTGGCGGTTCTCAAACCTTCAACATCAATGTCAACCCAACCGGTATCACTGACCGTACTGACAAGCGTGACATGGCTCGTCAAATCGGCAACATGATTCAGCAAGAGGTCTCTCGTGCCCTTGGTGGTACGACTATGCGAGGGAGGATGTGAGCATGGCTGACGGCTACGGTACACCCATTCGTTTGATTTTTGACGACCCCAAAGCCATGGAAAGGGCTGGGTACGCTAACGGTATGGAACTCAACGCTACGAGCATGGCGTTAAGCGTAGAGCGAAGAGTGGGTGGAATGCCAATGCCGCTTAGCAAAGGTAAGCGTTTCGGTCTTGACTTGAACACGGTTAACAGCACCATCATCATTGATGCTGTGTTTGTGGACGACGACCACAACCGAAGAGCCAGTACAGCACGAAAGGCTTCGGGGCAGATTGACACAACTCAAACCTTTCTTACAGCGAGAGCAGTAGGCGAAAAAACCACGATAGCAGTGACGACATACGCACTTATTGTAGGTTCTTTAGAACTAAAAGACTCAATAGGGACAACTCATTCAATTACAATCGTTAGCACCAGTAGCACGAAGGGGTATGTTAGCGGTACAAGTATCAACCTCGGGACAAGCGGCACTGGTTTTGTCACAGCGGCGGAGTTAGCGACTGCTCTCGTTGCTTGCATCAACGCAAACACCGGTACTTTCAATATGACAGCGAGCGTATCACCGTCCGATTTTGTTCCCACCGTCAATGGTAAAGTCACTATTACACAAGTTGTAAATGGTGTTGTTGGAGGTCAACAAAACATTCGTTTCAGAAATGAATTTGGGCAAGCGTTATTCACTCGTCAATTTGCAGGTGGCAGGGCTGTCACTACTGAACTTAAGTCAGCAGCAGATAAAGTGCAAGACCTCTACGGTATTTTGCACAACACCTCAAGAGGGGGTAGTGGACTGGTGGCTACCGGTGTTATGGGACTCGCTGCTGTTGTCGCTACTGGAGGCGCTGCTCTTGTTGTAGGGGCTGCTTCCACTGCTGTTGTCGGGGCAGTGGGCGCTGAGATTGCTACTTTAAATTTTAGAGGTGACTATCCAATTGGTATTCAAATCCCATACAACTCCATGGTTCAAGCAGCCAGCGGTGAAAAATATGCAGTTCGCAACTTTTTGATTCCTACCGGTAAGAAAACGGTTGATGAAAAAATGTCTCATGAAAATGACAAGCCAGCCTCAACTACATTTTCCACTCGTGATAATACCACAGGCATTCAAGGTACAGTGCAAAAAATGGACATCTTATATGACGCTGGTGAAGAATCGTACATGGTCAAAATTGTGTTTGCTCCGATTGATGCAATTATCTGAGGTGTGGCTATGCCAGTCATGCTTCAAACAAACCACGCTCTCTTCTTTGATGGCGTGAGCGACAGCGTGATTATCCCACAGGGTTTGTTCAGTGGTATTGGTCGCAACAACGCTGCTGGTGAACGAAGCAGTAGCGACATCATAGACGGCTCATCAGTTGGGTCAAGAGGGAAGGGAATCATTGGAGATTTGCTGTCGCAAGACATCGCTATTGAAGCGTGGGTTACGCCCGACTGTGGAGGTGTGGTGGTCAGCAAAGAGGGCCTGTTTGAAGTGCGAGTAGGAAATGTTGACACACCGGGACCAATCACATTTGAGTTGAATTTGAATAGCGAACATGGCTTCCGTAAGGTGTACCTACAAACCGCTGTTGAAACCAGTACAGGCTACGACGGTACTGTTTATCCGGCCACAACTTTTGGTGGGTTAGAGGACTCGTACAATCGCTTCGCTGGTAGCAGCAAAGACGACGCTACTGCGCTCAACATCAATCAACGACAACTCCTCCATGTTGTGTGCGGCATCAGCGAAGACAACGCACAAATCATCGTCAACGGTGAAATCATGGCTCAACAACCGATTGAGGGTGATTACTCACTGGTGGCAAACGACAACCATGTGTACATTGGTGGGAAAGGTGGGCAGTTTCGTGGTGTGATTGAGAGTCTTCACATCTCAGCCACCATGACTGACGAAATGAAGAGTGGTAATGCACCCTTGGTGTCAAACGATACCGTCGCTTTGTTCCGTTTTGA